CCGTTTTGACTTAGTTTCTACCGTAGCCGAACTCCGCTCTAGTAATAGAGCCACTAAAGGATCGGGAATGTTCTGAGTTTCGCCAATTAACCACCCGTACCAAGGCCGTCTAAATAAGAGCTTCTTGCCTCTCGTTTTATCGATAACCTTTCTCGGAAATACTCTACCAGCACCTAATTGACGAACGCCTTTATAAGTGAATTTCCTTAGCTTATCCTGAACTACGTTGTAAAATAACATAGTCTTAATCCCGTAGACCGTATTCTGATCTAGCTTCATTTCGGCTACGTGTTTAACGTACTCAACCGTCATTAAGTCGTCAGAACCTACATGAATAACCGCATCCCAGTCAGGCTCTCGATAAGCCGCTCTAAGCATTTGATTGTGCTTCTCGGAAACGGGGTTATTAGGAGTCTTTATTACGTTACACTTTTCGGTTAACAAAGTCTTGTCTTCCATTATGAGATCGTAATCATCCTCGTCACTTACCGCAATCGTAATAGGTAGCTCTAAGCCCGTTTCTTTACGGAGATATGCTAAGTGCCATAAGAACGCCAAGGTGATCTCTTTGCGGCCCTGAACACATGTCATTAATCTAATCTTATTCATGTTAAATCCAATTAGTTCTGTCTATGTGAGTTCCTAGGATTTTAACACCCTCCGAAGCTCGTTCGTCACCTCTATTATAATACTTGTAGCCAGCGTAAGCCATTAAGCTCTCTTTAAACGCTGTTTGCTCTCCAGTAGTAATCGTAGCCGTATAAGTTATCTCGAAGTAATAACCAGCGATACTGAATATCTCAAAACGAAGCATATTACCTCGAAGAGTATAGTCTGAAGACTCGATAATAACCGTATCGCCATCCCAATCAATCGCAGTTAGATCAGTAATCGTTATTACCGAATTAGCGTAAGGAAGCTCGATAATGTAGTTCCCGTCCGAGTCAGGATCTTCCATGCTTACTTTGGCTGTTACGGTTAGTTCATCGTTCATCTGTTTGTACGTGATCTCTTGGGCTTCATTTACCGTCGCTGAGAGGATATCGTTCATTAGATTATCTTCAGCCGTTATACCGCTCGATTGTTTTATATAGTTCGTCAACTCAGCAAGAGTGATCGGCTCTGTACCAGTTCGTTCTATAACGTATTTAATCGCGTAATCTGTCAACATATTCTAAGGGTCTATATAAGTTATCGAAATAATCCTCGTCAAGTTTCAGCATCTTGTTATGGCAATACTTATTTAATCGCTTCGCTGATGCTCTGTATTCAAGTCTAAAAACGTGGTAAATAGCTTGGTAAGTGTAAGGTAGGTTATCATCGAAAAGGGCTTCTAAAAAAATAGCTTCTATGGCTGCTAAGGCGGGCAGAGCTCGTTCTGATTCCTTCTTTATTAAGCGGCTATCTAAACGAGAGGTGACTTTAAATAATGGAATTACCATTACTTACCTTTGGTTTTGCCTTTTAAAGGGTCTTTACTTTTTTCAGTAGTTCTTTTTGGGGCTGGAACTTTCTTTTTCTCCACGTATCCCTTCTCTAAGTGATAAGCCTCTTCTTTTTTGTTTTTAAAAGTAACAATCTGACCCGCTCTTTTTAGATCGTTAGACGTATCGAATGTCCTGATTACTAAGAACTCTTCGTTTGCTAATTTCTTTGACATTTTCGGTTTAATTAAATGATTTATAGAGCTGCTAATTTACTGAATATTTTTATATCAATAAAAAAGGCATCACCCGCTACGGATGATGCCTCTTAAATCACTAACAACCTACTTACTATGTGAAGTTTTGAATTTTAGCGATGTCGGTAGCTAAAGTACCGTAAACAAATGAGTCCGGATAGTAAATCGGGAACGCTAATCTTTCCTCAGCAATTACTGAAATAAGGTTCTTTTGTGCGTTATCCTCATCCTGATCGTAGAAGCGAACATTAACGCCCTTGCGATCAAATATCTGCGCTCCGTTTAACCAGTCACCTACGAAGTACTCTCCTACGGTTACGGCAGTATTACGGAATACTGGAATACCAGCGATAAATAGTTGTCCGCCTAAGGTGGTAACTAGATCTTGCTTAACGTAAGCGCCATCAGCATCTTTAGCGGTATAAATAGTGTAGTAATCCTTAGGGCTTAAAAGAACGCCTGAGGCTTCGTATTCTAGGCTTTCAATAGTAGAATAAACAGCTATAATCAAATCAATGATTTGTGCGTTACTGTCATCAGAAAAAGCCGAGAAAGTAGTCGCATTTTGGTTTAATCCAGTAAGATTTTGACCAGAACCGCTACCGTAAAGTAATTGGCTGTCTTCCTTCTTACGAATATCTTTCGTTAAACGTCTAGATAGGAAGCTTGTTAAGGCTGGAATATCATCGATCATTTCCTCAGAAATACGCGCAAAAGCGGTAATCTTACGAACTGGAGAATCGATAGCATCTAAGTCGTAATCTACTTGACTCTTCACTGCTCCTTCTGCGGTCATATCGGCAGAACCTTCGCCAGCAGTCTCCTGAACATAACGGAATACGTTAGATGTCATTGTTCCCTGTGGAATCAATGAGCGGATATGTACTGGACGTTGGGCAAGTTCTAAGATACTCTCTCTACGAGTCGGAGCGATAACCTCTCCAGTTAACGAAGTTGCTTCAGTCATTGTTCCGACAGCTTTACCAGTAATGTCTAGCATAAACTGACCCGCTTTATTGTCACGAACTGCTTGCTGAAAGCCTTCCTTGCTTACATTGTCCATAATCAAGTCCTCGAAGCTCTTAGTCTCAGCATCACGATCGATAAGCCCTTTCTGCACTTGTGCATCAAGTTTGTCAATAGCCCCTTGTAGAGCCACTTCTTTTTGGCTTAGCAAATCGCTAATCGCTTTTACTTCCTTCTTAACGTGAGAGTCAACCTTATCGGAATAACTTTTTTCGAGACTCTTGTTGGCCTCGTCAATTTTAGAGTTTAAATGCGTTTTTAAAGAACTGATTTCGTTCTTCAACGCTTCTGGCATATCCATTTCTTGTTTTTTTTTTGGGTTTAAAAATCTTCGGAGTCAAACATTCCTACTAAATCTAACGGCTTATCGAATTTGAAAGTGCTGTCAAGCGGCTTTACGTCTTTAAGTGTTTCTAGTATCTCTGATTTAACTTGCTCGTAATGTGTTTGTATTTGAACGAATGTCTCATCGGTAAACGTACCGCTAGACAAGGCTTTTGAAAGCGCATCCATGCGTTTAACTAAGAACGCTGATCTCTCGATAGTGTTCATTCCCTTCGTGCCAACTACGGGAGTATCTTCGTTAGCGCCCCAAGTTACTGAGGAGTATTCGAATAGCTTTACCTCCTTAATGTAGTTGATCTCAGCAACTCTGTCGTACTCCTCCTTCATGGGGATGAAGCCGACTGAATGCTCAGTGATTATACCTTGCTCGTATAACTTTCGGTAGTCTCCGTTCTTTATGTCACTGATGTATGACGTAATAAGAAGCCCTGAGCTATCTTCTGATATGTCAAGGGGCTTCCCTATTGGATTCCAGCTATCGTGCTGATAAAGGTGCTTGATTCTATTCTTTCCGTCAGGCCCGTTTTCCTTGATAGTCTTAGCATAAGCGCCAAGCTCAATTATATCGCCATCGGAGTCAATGTTATTAAAACGAGAAGCATAAAGAACGACTTGACCCTTCGTCATATCCATGTCCTTTACCTCGTAAGAAATGTCCTTTGTTTTAAAACTGTTCATCCTTCTAGTTTTAACAAAGATACTGTAAATGATCTTAAAATACCTAACAAACAAAAAACGCCCCGAAGGGCATTGGTTTTATTCTTTTTTATTTGTGAACTTGATGTTTGATAATGTTGGAAATACTGACACCATTAACGGTTGCCAACATTACCTAAGTGCCACTTCGCGGACACTTAGCCTTGGGCGTTAACTACAAGCACTACATTAGTACTTCAATTCAAGTTCAGTACCATTAATCGCAAAAAATAAATTCTGCAATTCGTGTAAATTCTGTATTCTATTAAGAAAAACCCGCTGTTCATCTTCGTGGCTCATTTCAGGCAATTCGGCATATAAAGGGTAATAATAACTAGATA